AAAAAGAATTTAGATAAGAGAACTTTTGAGCAAGAATATCTTGCAAGTTTTCTTACTGCTGCAAATAGAGCAGCATACAACTTTAGTAGAGATATACATTGTAAAGTCATGGACAAATCTCCAAGAATGTTTTGGGGTATTGACTTTGGAGTAGCATCATATATGACTGCAATACTTATGTGTGAAAATACTGCTGGTGAAGTTTATGTGTTTGATGAGATTGGTTTACAAAACTCTAACACATTTGAACTGGCAAAATTAATGAAAAAGATTGCACCAAATACTCCATGCTTTCCTGATCCAGCAGGTAAAGCAAGAACAAGTAATAGTACAAAGTCAGACCACATGATATTACAAGAAGCAGGGTTTACAGTCATTAGCAAGAAAGCAAACCCAACACAAAAAGATAGACTCAATGCTTTGAATAAGATGTTAGAAGATGCTACTGGAAAGCACAGATTATTTATCAATCCTAAGTGCAAGAACACCATAAGGGATTTAGAGTTATGTACATTGGAGAATGGACAAATATTAAAAACAGAAACCTTATCACACTTTTTAGATGCGTTGTGTTATCCAATAGACTACCGATATGGATTTAAAGGTAAAGGTATGTCAATAGAATGGTAGAGTTCGGATTGGGGTTTTGTATTGGGGTTATAGTTAGCATGATCTGTGCTATGGTATGGGGATACCGATTAAGTGTAAAAGAAGATGAACAAAACAAAGAACTCATCAAAGAGTTTACAGACAGATACATTGACAATATGCAGTCTGATGAGATAAAATTTTATAAAAGGTATAAATCATGATAATTTATAATTTAACTGAGAGAATGTTGCATAGACTTCTTATGGAAACGATAGAAGAAGGATATGACAAAGAAATGGAGGAAAGAGAACGACTTCTTGATTACTTTGAGGGGATTAACTTAGAACACGATATTAAAAGATACTTTGATAGTGAATCGCTTTCACAAATCCCACCTATGTACATCAATCTTGTACGAAACATTATCAGTCGTAGAGCATTGGTATATCAACAAGCACCAATACGATACAACGATACTTACAATGAAGTCATTGGAGAATTTGACTCCTTTATGAAACAATTTGAGCAACTTACTTTTTTATTAGGTACTGAAGCATTATACACCCATTGGGACGATAACCAAAAGAAACTAAAGTATAGACCAATTCATTTCTTTACACCTTTCTTTAGACCAAATGAAGATGAACCTTTTGCTATTATGTATCAAGCAGAATCACAACTTCAAGCAAGAACTGATGATGCACAATATATGTTTTGGAGTAAAGATACAGAAGATATGGAAGGCAAACACTTTATGATTTCATCTAAGGGTAAGATTACTTCTATTGTACCTGATGATAGAAATCCTTATGGTGATATACTTCCATTTAACATAGCACATAGACACCCATTTACAAGAGATTTCTTTAGAGAAGGGGCAAGTGATCTTGTTGATGGTATGAGAAGTATTAATATTATGCTTACTGAACTTGCATTACATGGACGATTCCAATTAGGACAACCAGTTTTTACTGGGCTTGATACAGACCAACGAATTGACATGGGACAAGACAAAGCATTAGTATTACCTGAAGGTGCAGACTTTCAGTATAGAACACCAAATGCAAATGTACAAGCCATGATTGAATCAACAAGATATATGGTAGATAGTATTGCACAATCCAACAATGTCAGAATCAACTGGACACAGAATCAAGGAGAAAGTGGGCTATCAAAGAAAATGGCACAATTAGATTTAATGGACGCATTACGAAGTGATGTAGAACAAATATACAGACCATTTGAAAGAGAACAATTTAGAATTGCATCAAGAATATTAGAAGTATCTGCGAACATCAATCTTGGGGATCAATTTAGTATTGACTTTGCTGAAAGAGAAGTACCAATGAGTCAAGATGAAGAAATAGCATATTACACTTGGGCATTTGCAAATGATTTAGAAACAAGACAATCTTATTTAAGAAAGAAAAACCCTGACTTGCAAGAGGAAGAAATACAAGGTATCGTAGATCAAATAGATCAAGAACAACCTCAACAAGCAGATGAAACACAATCTATTATAGATAGAATAGGTGAACAAGTTGGCTAAGTTAGATTTCTACAATAAAGAAATAGAGAATATTCAAAAACAGTTATTGGATAAATTGGATAAACTTGTAGTGGGCTTAGGTACAATATCTGATACTGAACTAATGCAGATTGCAAAGCAGATAGATTTTTTTGCAGAAATGGAAACATTAGGGTTTGGTAAACTGATGAATAAAGTAGGAAAAACTTATGATGATGAGATAGCAAGAGTATTTGCAGAACTATCAAGGAAAGATTTGGGAAAAGTATCTGCAGCAAGTATTGATGCTTTAAGAGAACTAAAGAACTTTGAAATGACTTATTTGACAAATGGAGTAAGGCAGTATTCAGATCAACTAAAGACTGCTATGCTAAGAGGGATCATAACTGGAGAAAGTAATATTCAGATAATGAATAACATTAATAACACTTTTGGTGTAGGAACTTTTATCAGTTCAAGTGAAACTTCTTTCTTAATTAATGATGCTTTTTCAAGATTTAGTAATGCTTCAAGGGCAAAAGCATACGAGGAGTTTCCTGAAATTAAATTTACATACATTGGAACAAATGATGACAAAACAAGAGAAGTATGTAAAAGGGCATTGAAACTTCCACCACTTACAAGAAAAGAGATAGATGCTTTAGGGTATGTAAGTTTTATAGATAGAGGTGGATATAATTGCAGACATGATTGGGTGAGAGCAAAGTGAAAGCATCTGACATACCTAAAGTAACAAACGCTTTTATGAAAACTTTAGCACAACTTGCTATAGATGAAATTCAGCATGATGCAAGTAAAGGTAAGTTTCAAAATGGTGCAAGAAATAAAAGATATAAAAGTGATACTTACAAAAGATATAAAAGAAATAGTATGACTGGTTTTAGAACTGGTAAAAAATTAAAAGCATTTAGAAACCAATCAACTGACACAGAAACTTCTTTTGTCAATATGAAATTGACTGGAAGAACATTAAGGGGTATGAGGGCAAGTTCAAGTAAAGGAACAGCGATAATAACTTATGATAGAGGTGAAATAGTTTTAGGAAATCGTAAAAGAGGATATGACATTTACGATTTGTCCAATGAAAATAAGGAAGTTATTTTAAAAGATTTAGAGAATCTTTATTCCAAAAGAATAAAGAAATATGTATCTAAAGACATAATAATAAAATAAGGAGGGCAGAATGTCCGAAGAAAATGTAAAAGTAGAAGAACAAGCAGTAGCAGAAACTCCTACACAGGAAAATACTGATGCAAAATCAGAAGTCGGTAGTTTAATTGCAGAAAGCAAGAAATACAGACAAAGAAGCCAAGCAGCAGAAGCCGAGTTGAAGGAACTCAAAGATAACCTCAAACTTCAAGAACAAAAACGACTTGAAGAAAAAGAGGAGTTTAAATCTTTGTACGAGAATGTCAAGGCAGAAAACGAAAAGTTAAAACCAGTAGTTGAGCAATTTGAGATTCAAGAAAAACAAAGACGAGAACATCTGCTGTCCCAACTTTCAGATGAAGATCAAGAAATCTATATAGACCTGCCAACAATTAAGTTGGAAAAGCACATTGAAAGATTGGGAAAAAACAAAGTGCAAGTATCAGATGCCAAAGAAGTTACATCAAGTGGTAAGTTTGCAACCAATACAAAGTTTGCTGACATCACAGATGAAGATAGAAAGAAAATGAAACGCGATCCTAAACTTTGGAATCAGATATTAGAGGGCTATAGTAAAGACTAATTAAACACATTTAAAAGGGGCTTAACATGGCTAATGTAACAAAAACAACAACAGATGTTTTTCTTGGTGAAATGTGGTCAGATGCTGTCTTAGAATTTGCACAAAAAAGAATGCAATTAAGAAATCAGATTACTGATTTTTCTGCACTTGCAACTGGTGTTGACAGAATCAATATTCCACAAGTCAAGGAAGATACAAAAAGAGATAAGTCAGCAGATTCTGCTGTAACTTATGATGCTAACACAGATACATCAAGAACAATCCCTCTTGACCAACATATCTACGAAGCAAAAAGAATTGAAGATATTGCAAATGTGCAATCAAATCAATCCTTATTTGAAGTATATGCAAGTTCAATGGGTTATTCTTTGGCTAAAGGTGTAGAAGCATACTTAGCAGGTAAAATCCAAGGACACACACAAAACTTAGTAACTTTGGCTACAGATGACATCATCTTACCAGCAGAACTAAGAAGTGGACTTGAACTACTATTAGATCAAAACTACGATTACACAGATGGAGATACTTTCTTCTATGCTAATCCAAAAGCATATATGGGCTTATTAGGACAAGGTGATTTTACTGAAGCACAAAAAAGAGGAGATACAATAAATCCTATCGCTTCAGGTTCAGTAATTGAAATCTATGGTATGCCAGTATATCCTTCAACCGACTGGTCTGAAGGTGGAGTAAATATCTCAGGTTCTGTATTTAAAAGAGAATCAGTTTACTATGCTGAGCAATTTGGCGTAAGAAGTCAAAGTGCTTATGACATTGACCACTTAGCAACTTCAGTTGTGGTTGATATGTTGTTTGGTGCAACACTATCACACCCTGAAGAAAATGCTTTAGGTGGAATTGTCAATTTCAAGAATGCTTCATAAGCATAATTGAAAATCGATTAAATATGGGGCTAATTTCGGTTAGCCCTATATTGCCATTAGAAACTAATTTGAAGGGGATATACATGCCAATATACGAATATAAATGCACTTGTGGTGCAACATTTGAAACATTACAAGGTTTTGATGAGCCAAAACTTAAAAAATGCAATAAAGACATTCACGAATGTAGTGAAGAAGGTGAACTTACAAGATTGATCAGTAAACCCACTCTTTTAAAGTTAGGACATTTGTCTGATAAAAAACTAAGAGAGGAACTTGGAGATAATATTGATTCATGAGTAGTAATACCAATATAGGAAATACACCTGTAAATCAGGGCTATGTTCAGTTAATTCATACTGGAGAAACTGGTGGTATAGATGGTACACTTCGTACATTATATGATGGAGATGGAACTGCTGCAGACTTATTGATTGCAAGTGATAAAGTAAAAGTATCTACTGAATTATTTATTGGGGCTAAAACTTTAACAGAATTTATTCAAGACACAGTAGGTACAATGTTTACTACTGGCAACTCATTGACCAATGTAAGTGTAACTTATGATGATGCAAACAATAATATAGATTTGAATGCAACTGGTGAAGTAACTCTTACTGGATCACAAACTCTTACAAACAAAACACTTACCAGCCCAATAATCAATACAAGTGTAAGTGGTACTGCTATTTTAGATGAAGATGATATGTCATCTAATAGTGATTCCAAACTTGCAACACAACAATCAATCAAAGCCTATGTAGATGCAGAAGTATCATCATTAGTAAGTTCTGCACCAACTGCTTTGGATACCTTAGATGAATTAGCAGCAGCATTGGGAGATGATGCAAACTTTGCTACTACAACTGCTACATCATTAGGGGAAAAATTAGTAAAAGCATCTAACTTATCTGATTTGACTAATACTACAACTGCAAGATCAAACTTAGGATTAGGAAGTTTGGCGACTGCAAACAACATTTCAGTAAGCAATTTCAATGATGCAGCACTTCAAACATCATCAGAATCTTTTGCAGATAATGATACTTCACTAATGACTTCTGCTGCTATACAAGACAAAATAGAAAGTTTTGGTTATACAACAAATACAGGAGATATGACTGGTGTAAGTATTACTGCAAGTAATCCATTGGACATATCACAAAGCAATACTACAAGTGGTAGTTATTCTGCAACAATAAGTTTAGTTGCTTCCGAGTTTGGTGGATATTTAGCAGATATGACAGAATCAGTTGTTGGTGGTACTGATGAATTAGCAGTTTTAGACAATGGAACACTCAAAAGAAAACAATTTGATGAAATAGGACTAAGTTCATTTAATAATGATTCAGGTTTTACAACTAATACAGGTGATATAACTGGTATTACTACTGCAACAACTTCAGGTTTAACTGGTGGTACAACAAGTGGTACAGCATCTTTAGTTGTAGACTATTTACCAGCAACAGATGATAGAGATGTAAAACCAAATGCAATAACTACTTCTGGTGTAAAACAAGTAAGAGCATACTTTGCTACATTGGGTGGATTAACTGGTAGTGCTGATAGTGATTATCAAGATTTATTAGTATTAGATACATATTCAGATGGTACTGGTGGAGATTTAAATGCTTTAGCATTTGATAAATCAGAACAAAAAATTAGACATTATTTAGCAGACCAAAGTGCTTCAACATTCGGTACTGCAAAAGTATTAGCATATACAGATGATTTACCAATCACAGCACTAAACAATGCTACTGCAAATGAACTTGTAACTGTTGGATCAACTACAACAGAATTAGACGCAGAATCTAATCTTACTTTTGATGGTACAGATTTAGCGATATCAGCGACAGGTAAGATTCATTTAGATGGTGGAAGTGGAACTTATGTACACGAACTATCTGACAATGTTATAGAATTTAGAACTGACAATAATCCACAATTAAAAATAGATAATAGTGCAGGTGTTATTGTTAATGATGGTTCTTATGGTTCTTTTGATTTTAGAGTAGAGTCTAATAATAATACTCATATGTTATTTGTAGATAGTGGTAATGATAAAATCGGCATAGGAACTTCATCACCTGAAAGTAAATTAGACTTAGGTGGTGGTACATCAGGACAAAGATTAACATTTTCAAATACAGGTGTAAATACAACTAATGGTGCAAGAACACAAGCAGAAATAGGATATAAAACAGGATCTTACAGTGGTGCAGCAGTTATAAAGATTTTAACTGAAACTGCTTTTGATGATAGTATGGCATTGGCTTTTCATACAGGAACATCTGCTGCTGAAAGTATGAGAATTGATGCTTCTCAAAATGTCGGTATAGGAACTTCCACACCAAGTGTAAAATTAGATGTTGCAGGTGGAGATATAGCAATAGATGCAACTCAAAAACTTTACTTAGATGGTGGTTCTCATACTTATATAGAGGAATCATCTGATGATTTTATGAAAATATTTGTTGGTGGACAACAAATGTTAGGATTGTTTGAAGGTAGCACAGATAGTGTATTTGCACCTGATAATGTAAGATTAGGTGTAGGTAATAGTCCTGATTTAGTTATGTATCACGATACTACTAATTCACATATTTTAAATTCTAATGGAGATTTAATTATTAAAAATGCTGCATCTGATGAAGATATATCTATACAAGTAAGTGATGGTGGTTCAACTACTACTGCTATTTTAATTGATGGAAGTGAAATAGGTAGAGTTAAATTACCAAATGATAATCAAAGATTTGTATTTGGTGCAGGAGATGATTTTCAAATGTTTCACGATGGAACAAATAGTCATTTTGAAAACCTAACTGGTGATTACTACATCACTAATCACGGCGACAATGAAGACATTATATTTAGATGTGATGATGGTAGTGGAGGTGTAACTGCTTATTTAACAATAGATGGAAGTGCTACAAGAACTAATGTTCACAAAGATTTAAGATTAGATAATAGTGTTAATTTATCGCTTGGTGGTGGTGGCAATATGAGTATGTCACACGATGGAAATAATGCAACCTTTTCTAATGCTACTGGTAATCTAACTATACAAACATCAACTGATGATGGAGATGTTATTTTTAGATGCGATGATGGTAGTGGAGGACTTGCTACTTACCTAACATTAGATGGTAGTGCAACTAAAACAACACTACAAAAAGATTTAAGAGCAGATGATGATGTAAAGATACAAGTAGGAAGTTCAGGTGATTTTTATATGGTTCACGATAGTGGAACTGGACAAGGACAACTTATTAATGGAACAGATCATTTAGTTATTGTAAATAATGCAGATGACCACGACATAATACTTAAATCAGACAATGGATCAGGTGGAACTACAGCATACATTACATTAGATGGTAGTGATACAAGAATAAATATTGACAAAAAAATGACTTTTCCTGCAAGTCATACTGCAGATAAGATTGTAATGTATAGAGGTGGTAATGAAAAAATCGGTACAGAAGCAAATACATTATTGTTTACTGCAGATAATTATAAATTTAAAGACACCAATGGCGATGTTAATTTATTTATGAATAATTCAGGATCTGTCGGCATAGGAACTTCATCGCCAAGTACAAAGTTAGAAGTGGCATCAGGAAATAGTGGTGGAGATGCAGCATTAGACTCACCAACTATTAGACTTAATAACACTACTCAAAGCACAGATTGGGATACAGGAGATGTTGTAGGAACTTTAGAGTTTTATATAGAAGATGCAAGTGGTAATGCACCTTATGTAACATCATTTATTAAAAGTGTAAATGAAACAGGCAATGGAACATTATCAAGTGGTGCTTTAACATTTGGAGTAGCAGACTATAATGCTTCAGGTGGTGCAGCAGAAGCAATGAGAATTAGTGAAGATGGAGATGTCGGAATAGGCACTTCATCACCTTCGTTTAGTTATGGTTCATTAGGTTTAGAAATACAAAGCACAGGAGATACATCATTAAGACTTGAAAGAGATGGAAGCACAGCATTTGAAATATCTGCAAGAAGTAGTGATGTATTGATTTATAATCCAGGAACTGCAAGAAATTTTAGATTTGGTTTAGGTGGTACTGAAGAATTTAGAATGGATACTTCAGGAAACTTCCACGCAGATGCAGATGTTATTGCTTTTTCTACTACAACAGCATCAGATATAAAATTTAAAGAAAATGTAAAGTCTATACCTTATGGATTGAAAGAAGTATTACAAATGAATCCTGTAGAATTTGACTGGATAGAAAAAAGAGATGGTACACACGATATAGGATTTATTGCACAAGAAATGGAAAAGATTGTACCTGAAGTTATTAAAGAAACAGAAACATTAGAAGTAGGTGGAACACATAAAACAATGGATTATGCTAAACTTACTTCAATATTAGTACAAGCAATTCAAGATTTAAAACAAGAAATAGAGGAGTTAAAATAATGGCAGGACCAGCAGTAGGAACAAGTAATGTAGGATTATTTGCAATAGGTAGCGCATTAGGTGAAGCCACAAATGTAAATGAAACTTCTAATATTAGTTTGGCGAGTTTATGTGGTGGTACAGATGGAAGTATTACAAACACATTTCCAAGTAATGATGATAGTGGACCTGCAGATACTTTTAATAGATTAGGTGGTACAAACAATCCTATACAAAGCACATCAATTGACAATCCTGATGCTACCTTATTAAATAATATAGGAACAGCACCTTATCACATGAGTCATACTTTTGGTGGGCAACACGCTGACCTAAGTGGTGGTGGTGGACCTGGAAGATAAAATTTATTAACAAACGAGGGTTATAAAATGAGTAAAGAACGAAAAGTAACAATAAACGAACAAGACTACAATTTTGAAGAACTATCACAAGAACAACAAATGTTGGTAGAACATATTGAAAATTGTAGAAGGCAAAAAGCACAATTAGCGTTTCAGATCGATAGAGAAAATGTAGCAGAAGGTGCTTTTGCAAAAATGCTAACAGAATCTTTTGATAAAAAAGATGATAAGAAAGAAGAAAAAGATGCCTAAATTAAATGTAGTAGCAGGAATCATTGATAAAGTAGCAGATAAAATTGATGACTTTACACTTGACAAAGCAGAAAAAGCACAGCTCATACAAGAGATTAACAAAGCACAGATTGAAGTCAATAAAGTTGAAGCTAATAGCAATAGCTTATTTGTTTCAGGTTGGCGACCTTTTGTGGGATGGACTTGTGGGGTAGCTTTATGTTATCATTTCGTACTGCAACCATTCTTACTTTTTATGTTACATTCATTTGGTTATCAAGTGGATTTACCAATATTCGATATGAGTTCTTTAATGACTATATTGGCAGGACTCCTTGGTCTTGGGGGACTAAGGAGTTACGAGAAGGTGAAGAAGTCAGCATGATTACCTTTGAACAAATTATTGACAAGGTGTTAGAGCATGAAGGGGGTTATGTAAATGATCCCTACGATAAAGGTGGTGAAACCAACTTTGGTATTGCTAAACGATGGTATCCTGATGTAGATATTAAGAATCTCACAAAAAGTGATGCAATTAATATCTATTACAACAACTATTGGAAACCAAGTAAAGCAGATCATTTACCAAATGACTTAAAAGCCACCTATTTCGATATGTGTGTCAATATGGGACAAAGACAAGCTGTCAAAATACTACAACAAGCCATCAATAGTAGAAAGATGAATAAAATCGAAGAAGATGGAGTCATCGGAGAAATAACCATAGAAAATGCAGGTAGAATCTCTAAAAGACGATTACAAGCCTATCGTTGCTTATTCTATGGTAGATTGGTATCCGAAGAACCTGAACAAGAACGATTCTATTATGGGTGGTACAGAAGGGCAACTACTACATGAAACAAATCAAAAGTACAGGCATCATCTTTGGGGATATGCACTTCCCACTACATGATGAAAAGGCTTTTAGCTGTGCATTAAAGGTAATTGAAAAAGTAAAACCTGATGTATTTATCAACTTAGGTGATTTTGCAGAAGGGGAGTATGTATCTCATTGGAGATGGTCAAGAAGAAAAAGACCACCATTAGAATATCAACTCCCCTTGATTGATAAAGAAGCAGATGAAGTCAATTATCATTTAGACAGAATTGACAATGCACTCAAAAAAGTAGGGTGTAAAAAGAAGTATTTGGCAATGGGTAATCACGATAATTGGTATAATGCCTTTGTAGATGAAAACCCATACTTAGATGGATATAAACCTGAACATCTATTTAAGGTAGAAGAAAGGGGATACAAATGGTATCCTTATGGTGAGTTGTTTAAAGTAGAAGGTTCTAAACTTTATGCTTATCATGGTGGGCATTATTCAAGTGTCAATCATGCAAGAACAACAGTACAGAATTTAGGTTGTAATGTGATCTATGGACATACTCACGATTGCCAACGAAGTGTAATGCAACATATATCAGGTGTACATATAGCACAAAGTATGGGGTGCTTATGTAAGTTGAAAAAAGATTTTTTAAAAGGTAGAAAGGTAAACTGGACACATAATGTAGGGATCGTAGATTTCTTTAATGATGGGTGGTTTAACTTAATTACCTTAGACATACATAATGGAATGACAACTTGGAACAATAAAATAATTAAGGGGGACTAATGGATTTAGCCGAAACAATTAAACGAATGAAAGAACTATCTGCTATGCTACAAGCAAAAACAATATCGGATAGAGAGAAAGAGTTTTACCTACCTGAATTACATCGTTTGATTGATGATTTAGAAGTTCCTCAACTAATAGGAGAATTTAAGAATGAGTACATATCTTGAAAAATATTGCACAATAGAAGATATACAACTGGTAGCACCTTTTGTATTTGACTTTGACAGGAAAAGAACTATCTCTAACTGGGTAGAACATACTGGAAGTGGGAATGCAACTATCTACAAAGCAGGTAGTGTTGGGAAATTCACTCAATTATATGCAAACGACATTGAACTGACATCAGTAAGTGATGTAGCAAGTATCGATGCAGATGGCAAATATTACTTTGATGAAGATGCCGATGTAGTGTATTACAGACCAACAAGCACAAATAATCCCAACTTTGATGAAGCAGTTACTGCTGGTAGGGACAATAAAACACTCTTTGATGAGTTTATTGCAAGAAGTTCCGACTTTGTGAGGTCGTATATTAACAAACCAATATACAAGAACAAAGGTGTAGGAACTGGGGATAGTTTAGGTAGGGACTTTCCTGAAGTCATTGTCAGATCAACTGCATTGCTATCAGCAAGTTTAGCAATTATGCCTTATGATAGAGAACGAGGTGAGGAGTTGCAAGACATCGCTTACAATCCTATTGAATCAAATGGACTATTAGATTTGATTAGAAAAGGTGTTATTTCATTGGATCAAGATGAAGATGGTAGAGATAAAATCGTAAAAGAAGTTTCTATCAATGCAAGTACAACTGGTGCAATAGTTGATACTTTTGGACACCCACAAGTGTCATTTGATAGAATAAAAGTAATTATAAGCACAGCAGGAACTTTTGCAGCAGGTAGTGCATCAACAGTAAAGTTTAAATCTTTTGTTGGAGATGATACTGGATTGAAAGTAAATCTTGTAGAAGAAGCAAGAGTAATTGATGGTGGATTACAACACATAGGACATGGAGTATATGTACGATTCTCAACTGGTGTATATACACTTGACGATGAATGGGAAGTAGAAGTATCAGGATTAAACCACACTTCAGGTGGTGGTATTGAAACAATACAAATGAAAAGGAGATAAAGATGCCATATCATAAAGGGAAAAAGAAAAAAGGTCGTAGAAAATAATGGCTAAAAATTTAAAAGGTGTAAGTCTTAAAGGACTTACTGCTACACAAAAAAGACAGATGAACACTCATAAAATACATCATACAAAAGCACATCTAAGAAGCATGGCAGCAGCTATGAGAGCAGGTAAAACTTTTAAACAATCTCATAGTATTGCAATGAGAAAAGTTGGTAAATAATGGCACACATAGAACGAAAGAAAAAGTTGTTAAAACGATATGGCTTAAAAGCAGTCAATCGACCTAAGATGACACCAGGCCATAAAAGCAAAAAAGCTATGGTATTAGCAGAATCAGGACATCAATTAAAGTTGATTAGATTTGGTGCTAAAGGCATGGGTCATAATTATAGTGCTGGTGCAAGACGAGCATTTAAAGCAAGACATAGAAGAAATATAGCAAGAGGAAAAATGTCTGCTGCATATTGGGCAGATAAATTTTTATGGAGTGCAGGTGGCAGAAAAAAGAATCCACCTAAATCGCAGAAACAAGTATTTGGGAGAAAAAAATAATGTTATCAATATTTAAAGACGACAATGATTACAACGAAAAGAATATTATAGGATTTCTTTCGTTTGCTTTAATGTGTGTATTTGGAATAGTTGATCTTGTAATGGGTATTATTGGAATTGAATTATTAGTCAATGATTACATTTACAATTCATTTGTTTGGGTTACACTTGGTTCATTTGGAATTGCAGGAGCAGAAAAGGTATATAAGAAATAATGCCAAAAAAAAACACAGTAACCTTTGTAAGAAGAAATGGTAAAAAGAAAACAAGGCAAGGGCAAAGCAAGAGAACAAAGTATGGTACAAAAATTAGTAAAAAATATTACAAGAAAAGATATAGAGGGCAAGGATAATGGCAATAGAATTTGAAAATATTTATAAAGATAGAGTAATTGATACGATCCAAAAGTTGTTAAAACAAAACCTTTCTTCTATCCCTATCATGTTTGATGAACATAGAGGACAAGAAAGTTTTTTAATTGTACCTGAAGCAGATGCTTTTGTTGATTATGCAAGTAATGTACATATAAGAGAATTTACAACAACTATCAACTATCAATTACGAAAAGGTGGAGAATACACTAAAGAGAATCAATTAAACAGATTGACAATGATAGCAGAAGTTGTCAAAAGACTTTTATTCGATAATAGAAACTATGAAAGTGGTAATATTACATTTTGGTATGGTGGTATTGTATCAAGTGTAGAATATACACGAGATGAAGAAGATGAAACTATATCCAATGTTATCATCACTTTCCAATGTAACACAAACGAGGTGATTTCATGAAGTATAAACACATAAAAGGACTACAACTACAAAAACCATCATACTTAAATACACCTAATCAAAAGATTAGACAATTATTAGCTGGTGAAGAAGTTGAGTTAGAAAAAGAAAACTTGGAAGAATTTGAATCTTTAGGTGTTCAAGTTCAACCAGTAAAAAAAGAACAACCTAAAAAGAAAGTAAAAAAAGAGGAGAAATAACACATGGCAGTTAGTGGAAAAGTCTATTCTAAAAGTGATTTTAGTGTAGGTATAAAAAACAAAAATGCAACTGCATTTGAAACAGCAGCAGCTAATGATACTGCATACGAGTTACTTCCTGTAATTAATGTATCTGCACCAGTCCTCAATCTTGTTGAAAGTGGTGAGATACGAAGCAATAATGCAGGAATGATTGAACTTGATACAGATCAATTTAGAACTCAAAAAGGTGGATTTATCACTATGGATTTTGAAGTTCCAGCAGAACGAGAAATGATTGTTCGTATGTTGGCAAATGTATTACAAGATCATGGTGAAAGTGGTTCAGACCCTTATGTTCACACGATTCAAGCTACTTCAGGTGCAGCTTTATCAAGACCTGATTTTACAGGAAGTTCAAGTTCAGGAATACCAAGTCTATTTGACATTGGTTTATATTACCCTGAATCTGCACAAGATAAACTGATTACAAGTGCTGTATTACAAAGTTTAACAATGAATTTTGATATGACTGATGGTAGATGTCTACTAAGTGGAACATTTTATTCAGGTATGACAAGTTCAAGCAAGTTCTTAGTAGAGCAAACTTTGAGTGCTAATTCAGCAGCACCAACTCTAATGAGTTCATCACCAACACAAATAGAATCTTACTTTGATGTTAAGAAACTTGATGTTGATGGAACTTCGTTAGCAGATATGGTAATTACTGGAGTATCATTTACATTTGAAAACAATGTAGCAAGAGTAGGTAGAGATTCTAATGGTGATGCAGAAAGTTATGCTTTTGGTATCCCATCAGTAAACATTACTGGAGAAATTTCATTAATGTATGATGCAAACTTTGACTTTGCAAGTGGTGGTAATGTATTACAAGACTTTTTAAGTGGCAATACTGCAACACTAAAACTTCAGCAAGGTGATGGTACAGTTTCAACAGTAGGTGAGATGAACATAGAATGCGAAATCTATTCAACAGCAGTAAACTTAGATCCGAATGCAGACACAGGTGCAGTAATTACAATTCCATTTAAAGTAGTACAACCTACTTCAAGTGGTGCAGCATCAGGTACAGCATTTAAGTTTGAGTATGCAGATTCAACCCAAGCAAGTGGTTGGTAAGGAGTAAAACATGAAGGTTAAAATGTTCGATAAAGAGTGGGAAGTAAATAATCCTACTTATAAAGAAAAACGAGAGTTATGGAAATTGAATACTATGACTTTTGAAGAAGATAAACTCAATCAAGATAAATATTTTGAACTACTTGAAAAGGTAGAAGAAATATCAGGATTGAAACCTGAAGATTATGTAAACAAAAATGATGAGAAGTTGGGTATGGCTAATATTGATTCATTATTACAACAAATCTTTTTGGCTTACATGGGATTATCTGAAGATTCAAAAAAATCATAGTGGGCTTGTCAATGTATGTGTGGTTTTCTCAACTGGGATTTCCACACAACACATTAGAGTTTCCTTATAAAAGACAATCCCCTTCAACTAAGAAAAATAAGGAGTATGAAAGTATAGAAGATGTAACCGATGAGTTATATGCTTTGGTAGAAACTTTTGCAGACAGCAAGTTTACTTTAGGCAGAAATTTATATTTTCATATTCCATTATTTGCAAAACCTGAATGGTTTATAACAGAAGAACATAGCGAGATAATGAAAGAATATAACTATATGAAGAATTACAACTTACCTTTGGCTTCAAGTTTAGATCAAGCCGATAGCTATAAATTAGATATGTTTGATATTATTAATAATGAACTAAATGCAATAAAACAATATTTAGGAGAAAAGAATGGCTAAAAAAGTCCAAGTAGATATTAAAACAACAGGTGCTGGTAAAGCATCAAAAGATTTAGGAAAAGTAGATAAAGGGTTAGGTGGATTAGCCAAATCTGCTGCTAAGGTAGCAGGGGGATTCTTTGCTGCAAGAGGTTTATTAGCTGGATTCCAAGCAGTTATAAATGTAACAAGAGAACAAGAATTAGCAGAAAAGCAATTAAATGCAGTATTAAAATCTACTGCAAGTGTAGCAGGATTAACTGCAAGAGAATTAACAAATATGGCTTCTGCTTTACAAAAGCAAACACGATTTGGCGATGAAGCAATTATCAAAGCACAATCATTAATGCTTACATTTACCAAAGTAGGAAAAGATGTATTTCCTGATGCTATTGAAACAGTATTAAATATGTCTGAAGCTATGGGACAAGACCTACAACAAGGTGTTATTCAGGTTGGTAAAGCATTAAACGATCCTATCTTAGGGGTAACAGCACTTAGACGAGTTGGTGTTCAATTATCTGAACAACAAGAACAACAAGTAAGAGATTTTGTTGAAGTAAATGATGTAGCATCTGCACAGAAAATTATTTTAGAAGAATTAGAAACCCAATTTGGTGGTGTTGCTAAAGCAGCAGGAGATACAATGGCAGGGCAGTTGGATAAAATGAAAAATGCTGTAGGAGATGCAGGAGAAGCACTTGGAACAGCATTAGCACCTGTTATTATATCAGTAGCAGAAGGACTTGTAACTGCTGCCAATGCTGCAAGTAATTTTTTCAAAAGATTAACTGAAACAGATTTAGAAGCCATTGTTCGTGAAATGGGCGAATTGGAAATGAACACTCTTAGTTTTGAAGTTACACTTGCAAGAATAAATAAAATAGGTGCAGAAGGAGCAGCATTTGGATTAAGAGATGCAAAAGAAATTGCACAGGATATTGAAAATAGACTGCCAGGTCTTGAAAAATTATATCATACATTATTTAAAGAAGAAGAAAAATTGCATGAAGCAGGTACAAGCTCAACTGCATTAACATTGGAAAATATACATCTTATTGCAGAAATGATTGATTTAAGAAAAGAAGCAGGAGAAGTTAATTTTTTTGACAATATAAGATTGTTTAGAAAAAATAAACTTACTAAAGAAGGTGTTGTATTAGCAAGACAAGCAGTTGAAGAAGAATTAGAAAAAATTGAACAACTAAAAGAAGATTTAAAATTAGCTACTGACAGAGAAACAAAACAGGTTATATATAATCAACTTTTAGAAAGACAAAATAAAATACAAAAAATTATTGGCGAAGGTAGTAAAGAGGAAAACAAAGATACAGAAGGCATACTTAATGTTCAAGCAGAACTTACTAAATCTGCACAAAATCAATTAAAAACACAGATACAGCAAGGTAAAGTTTCTGCTGAAAATACATTAAAATTAGCACAAAGTTTAGCAGCAGAATTAGTTATGTTAAAATTGAAAAATTTGATACAATCTAAGATAAATGCTAAAAAACAAAAAGAATTGCAATTAACACAAGCAACTGCTGCTGCAGGTGCAGTTGGTGGTGGAATTTTGGGATTTATAGGTGGTTTATTTCAAACTGGTGGAAGTTATATAAATAGATTTCAAGGTGGTGGAAGTTTTAATGTAAATCGTAGAACCATATTACCTACAAATCCACCTGCTATGGTAGGAGATAATGCAAGTGGAATGGAACGAATTGATGTAACACCATTACCAAGTCCTACAAGTAATGGAAATAACATCACAATAAATATATCTGCCCCATTGGTAGATGAAACAGTAGTAGATACAATTATACCAGCTATAAGGAGAGCAGAAAAATTAAACTTATGAGTAATGTAACAAAAAGTAGTGCAAGAAATTTTATACCAAAGAAACTATTTGGAATGAAAAAGAAAAGCATAAAACAAAAACTAAAACGAATACCTAAACTTAAATTAAGGAGATACTAAAGTGGAACTTGGAAAAGGAACTAAATTCACATTGAATATTGAAACACTTGTCAGTATTGGTGTAACAATATTTATGATAGTCGGTTTATGGTTTAATCTACAAGCAGATATTGAGGAAGCTAAGAAATTACCTGAACCACCAATTAGCAGAACAGAATACGATTTGAAAGATCAGATGATTCGTAATTCTATTCTTAATACTGAAGAAAAAGTAGAAAAATTAGAAGAAAAAGTAGATGACATTAAAGATGATACAAGAAGCATTAATGATACTTTACTGAAAATGAATAATAACTAATGAGGATAGATTATGAAAAAATGGATACTATCATTGTGTATATGGCTTGGACTATCTACTTCTTGGCTGTACTCGCAATCAGTCAATTTGGATAATTTCCAAGATATTCAGTTAATGAAAAACGAATTTTGTGCTGTAATAGAAGTCAATGCATCATGGAATTGGGCTAATAAAATACCATTAGAAAAGATAGACAAATGCTATACTGGATATGTTGATCTTGCCAACAAAAACATAGGTGCAGTCATTCAAAAAGAATGGGACATCAAAGTAGTACCTACCATTATCATATTTGAATATGGTGTAGAGGTAAAACGATTTGAAGCAGACCTTTCTATGAAATTTAGAGAAGATGAAATCCTAAATAGCATAAGAAGGGAGATTGGACAATAATGTCAAAACATTTTACCAAACCTAAATTAAGAGAACGAATTAAAAATCGCATTATGCGAGGTTCTAAAGGTGGTAGGCCTGGACAATGGTCTGCAAGAAAATCACAACTTCTTGTAAAGGCATACGAAAAAGCAGGTGGTGGTTATCGTGGTAGAAAAACCAAAGCAGCTAAAGCCCTTAGCAGATGGACTAAACAAAAATGGACTACTAAGTCAGGAAAGAAATCATCGAAGACTGGTGAAAGATATCTACCTGAAAGATTAATTAAGTCTATGAGTTCATCACAATATGCTTATGAAACAAGAAAAAAACGAGCAGCAACTAAAAAAGGAAAGCAATCTGCTAAATATTCAAAACGAACAACCAAACGAATTAGGAGATATACATGAGTTTTACTAACTCTAATTATTCATCAAAGTTATCACCAACCATGACTGAAAACTGGTTAGTGCAGATATTTAAAAATAATAATTCAAGTATCTTAACAACTAATACTCCTGATTTAGCATTTAGTTTTTCTGCCACTACTTACAATAGCATAAATTATTACCCTGCTATCCTTAACAAACCAAGTATATCTTATTCATTGGATTTAAAAGGATTTACAACAAAAACTGGTGGAGTAAATTTAAATCTTGCTAATATAAATTTAGATGGAACAACTTTATTAGAATTATTAGGAAACGAATATATTAATGGACAAGTTAATATTTTATCTCAAATAGATGGAGATAATACTGCAAACAATGCTTTACAAATCTTTAGTGGTAAAGTATCCAGTTTTGGTTATAGAAATAATACAATCGTTATGAATCTAATATCTAATAGACCATTTCAAAATGTATCATTACCACAAGCAAAAACAACAGGAGATTTTGCAGGGTTTAATATTCCTTATGTATTAGGAGATTATGGTGCTTCGTCAGGAAGTGTATTGTCAAAGCAACTACATAATCTTTATAAAGTTCCTTTTATTAGAAATGACAATGATAATTTAGTATTCTTACTTCCTAATAAAATTGCTAATAATACTTCAAGTATTGTTAATATGGAATTTTATGATAAAAATGTACAACGATTTATTCCACTTACTAAATCAGGATTTGCATCAACAACTACATCAAAACTTTTGAATCCTTCTGATACAAGTGGTGGAACAACAGTAGAAGTCAATAGTCAAATAGTAAAAGATTTCAATGTATTACCTAATGATTTAACTGATGAAAACTTTAATGAATTATCTATGTTTAGTGAAACAGAATTTGAATCTGCTACTTTTAGTAATGGGGCTAATGCTTTTGATTTAGAATCTGATGGAACAGTAGACGATTCTACATTTGCTACTATTAGTGGTGAAATCAATCCTGATCAAGGCGATTCTAATGTAGATGCAGGTGCTTCTATATTTTTAAAGTTTCCAAAACCAATGCACAAACTTACTGGATTTAATATTACTATGCGATACTCAGTAGATTTAGGTAATGCTAATTCAGGTAGTTTTAGTGGTTCAGGTTTTAAATTATATTTACATTCAGACGATTTATCAGGAAGTGCAAATTTAGCAGATGAAACCAATGCAGAATTTTTTAAAGGTAGTGCAGGAAGTGGAATTAACAATGCCCATACTTCAAATGTAGCAATCAACACACAAACAACAAGTATCGATGCAACTGAATTTGCAGATATATTTAAAAATGGACAAATACAAGATAGATTTAGATTAACTTTTAGATTGTTTGCAGATAGTACTGGTGGAGGTGGAGAAGTTGAGTTTGATAACTTTGTTGGAACATTAAAAATTTATAGTATCTTTGCAACCTATACTACTGCATTAACAACTGACGATGAACCGATTGCTAAACAAGAATCAAATGCTAATATTAGTGAACTATATATTGGACAAGATATTACTACTAAAGACTTCAATGGACACACAGGAGTAAATAATGATTTAAATAATCCTGTATCAATTCACAGACAAGTCATTAAAGATTTTGTAGGTATAAATTCAGATTCAGGAGATACTGATAATTTAAATAATGGATATAAGGGTGTAGCAGAATTAAGAGATTCTACCACAACCAGTCCAACATCAACTCATTGGAAAACACGATTAGCATTATATGAACCAACTTCATTAGAAGATGTGATGGAACAATTACAATATGAAGGATGTTTCTTTTTTCAATATAGTCCACAAGCACAACAAGCATCTACAATATCAGGTGCTTCAACTTTACGATATTTTACTATTGAAGATAGTGTTACTGCAGATGTAGATTTATCACAAAATGATATATCTGATTATGAGATTGGTATTACACCTGCACAAGATTTAGAAACGAATTTGGTAGTAAACTATAATCCACACCCTGCTGAAAATAAATATGAAGATAAAGATACTTTTATAGCATCTACTCATACTACTATCTTTGGAAGTAACGATGTTCAAAAACAAGAAATCAATCTTGATTTACTTTATGATGCAGTAGATGATGTAGTAGGTTCAAGAAATTCCAGTTGGATTAATTTTAGAAAAAGTTTATTTGGTGAATATAAAACTACTGTAAGTGCAACTATAGTAAATCCTGAAAAGTATGCAATGTTGCAAGTAGGCGATTTCATAGACTTTGGTGAAATTACATTTTCAGAACTTGGAACACCATTTGATGAAATATCAGATACCTTTGATAGTTTTATTGCTATGCCTACAAGATTATTTAAAGATGCTTGGAGTGGTAAAAAGTTCATCATAACAAATTTAAAAAGACAAGTTGGTAAAATTACAATACAAACAAGGGAAGTATAATGGCAAGTTATTTTATATATGATAGTATTAATATGTACAGAAGTGATAACACAGTAAGTGAAGGAACATTTAGTGGTACAACTTTTACAGCATCAGATAGTTTGACGAATCACGAAAGAGTGGCAGACCAAAACATTGGAACTGCTATGTCAGGTGTAACAGCAAATGATGCAATATGTTATCAAGTTGGAAGTGCAGTAAGTGCAGATGCACTTGCTATGCGATTTTCAGGAGATTGTGGAATTGGTGTACAAGATGGATCTGAAAACACTATAAGATTTGGTACAGCATTAGATGGATTAAGTGGTGCAGTAAACTTTGGAAGTGGTAGCACAGTAGCATCTTGGAGAATCAAAACATTTACAGAAGTAACAAGCAAAACCAAATTCTGTGTTGAATTTAATGATGCACAAAATAACATATCTGAAATCCTAATTGGTAAAAAATTAGATTTTGAAGTAGAACCTGATGTCAATATTCAATCATCTATTGATTACGAAAACTCAATCCAAAGATCATTAGGTGGAGTTGAATATGCACTAAATGTAAATGAAGGGCAAGAAATTCACACTATATCATTTCAAAATATTTCAAGTACATTCAAAACAAATCTAATTACTATGCAAGATTTTCTTCGTGGTGAATCAAAGAAGTTTGTTTGGAATGATGGTACAACTACTCATTGGGTACGATTGGACAAACCAATGACATTTACTGAAATAGCAGATGGAAGATTTAGCACACAATTAGTTTTAAGGCAACAAATCCAGTAAATACAAGACTTTTATACTGAAAGGTATATAATCACCCCATAAACAAAAAAGCCCTCATTTGAGGGCTTCTTTGTAACTAAGAGGTAAAAAAATATTTGTATATTCTTTTAACCCACCATAGTTTTTACCGATGAAATTACTTTCATTTTTTTGTCCAAAGGTGTAGAATCAGGACCAGTATCAAATCGTTTTGTATTTACACCAGTTAGGGGTGAATAGTTATTATCCTTGATTCTTAGATGTTTATATTTTTTTAGAAACTGTTTATAGAATTTTAATTCAACAGCATCTGATTCGTGTTCTTTAGGATCAAACATTTCATCGCTACGATATATAAAGTATTCTAATTCTCTAAATATATCTTCAGGTGTTCTAAAATACACCTCAGGATTATCATGCCACTTTGGGTTTTCACCCCAAGAACCATCTTCAAATTGAACAAGTTCGCTGTTAGCATTTCCAAATAAATACAAAACACCACAAGCTTCTTCAAACATTTCATTCATTATTTTTACATTTTCTTTATTCATTTGTTTCTCCATGTTTACTTAACATATTAGATAAAATATCACTTAATACAATTAGAGTCAAGTCTTTTCCAAAATATTTTTAAGGGTTATATAAAGGGTTGTAGGATCATACACAAATTGTGGATAAGTGTGTGGATATCAAGTCTTATCAAAGGGTTACCCTAAGGGTGCAAGAAAAAGACAAAGACAAAGATAAATAAAAAGTTAAAGCATAAGAAGAATTATAAGAAAAAAAAAGAATTAGCAAAATAATTCTTGACTTAAATAAAAAAAAAGACTTAGGTTGTTTTCAAATATGTTAATGACAAAGGAGAAAAATCATGATCATAGAAATTATAGCTTACACTATCTACATGATAGTTATGTGGGAATTTTTAAAAAAGGTGGTTAGAGAATGGTACTCATAAAATTTACCTTAGAAGAATTAGAATTGTTGATTGAAGTAATGGAACGAAATAGAATCGACAATGATAATGAAAATACACTTAGACACGATTTACGATCCATTCGTGAACAAGTGGAAAATGAGAAAAATCGTTTGGCAGAAGAAATGGCTAAAAGACCTGATGAGAACATTAGGAAACTACCCAATCCAACTTCTGCCGAACACATTAAATAGGAGAAAATAATGGCTTTTGTAAACTTAAAAGACTTAAAAGCAAACATAGGTGGACAACTTAGATTGACTTTAAATTCAAGTGGTGTCTACGAAGAAAAAGAATGGCAAGGTAAGAAGTTTAATACCTTCAAGTATGAAGTATTAGAAGATGGTAAACAATTAACATTAGATGCTACTGATTCACTTAAAAGGAAACTTGATCTTATATCAACTGGAGATGACTTCTTGTTAAGTTGGGAACAATTTACTACTAATGAAGGACAACTTCGTAATTATTGGAAAGTTGAAAAGGTAAGCAAAGAATCTGCTAATCCTCAATTTGAAAATGTAAAGAAAAGTGTAAACGAGTTTGAACAACAACTTCAAAAAGACAAAGCATTAAAACAACAAGTTAATACTACCAATAGTACCTTTACTAATGGTGCAAGATTTGGAATGATTTTCAATAATTGTGTACGATTGTTTATTGAAAATGGTCAATCTTGGACTACTCCTGAGTTTGTTCAAAACTTTAAGCGAGTGGAATCTTGGGTGGAAGCATGTGAAGGAAAAACTGGAACACCACAAGATGTTGATTATTTAGAACAAAAGCAAAGAGTAGATGATTATAAGCAAAGTGTGATTGACAACACTACAGAACCAGTACAAATTGATGATGACGAACTACCATTCTAATGATGACTAACGAACACATAATAATAATGCTTTTATTGTTAGTTGTTTTCTTGTCAGTTTCATTATTTGGAATTATGTTTGTGGGGCTAATATTACTTTAAAGGAAAAAATGGGGCAACTACTTCTTATACTCTTTTGTTTAATTAACATATCACAATCGAATAGTAGTTGTCCCTTTCTCCTAAAAGGATCAATATGCCAATAAATTCACAAGCCAAAGGCAAAAGAGCAGAACGAGAAGTTGCTAAACTAATAAATAAATACTTAGGAACGAATGTAAGACGAACACCCCAATCAGGTGGAATGTCAATTAAAGGGGACATTATAGATATAAATCCTGATTCTGCTGCATATCAATTTCACTTCGAAGTTAAGGATCAGAAAAAATTGATGATTCCTAAATGGTGGGAACAAATAGATGA